TCTGGGTTTACCTTTAGACCTGGTAGTCGTGTCGAAGTCTTATGTCATGACGTAGTACCAATCGTATCCCTTAAATAATGGAAGCAATAGTCGCTGCTGTCATTGCAATAGTCGCTGGCGGCGCAACTCTAAATAACAGACTACACAATCGAATAAACAATGTACATGATCGTATTAGCGGTCTCGATCGACGTATCGATGCTATTGAGTTGGGTGTGGCTCAGGACTATGTTTCTAAGGCTGACCTATCAACAATGGTCAAACGTATGGAAGATCATATGGTACGTATTGAAGGAAAACTAGATCAAATAGTACTTAGAAATGGCAGCTAAAAAAGCTACAGAAGATCAGTTCAACGAACTGCACAACCTTGTGACGAAAGAATTTTTAGCCAGGATTAAATCTGGTGAAGCCTCTACACAAGACCTTAAAGCAGCCTGTGATTGGCTTAAAACAAATGACATTAGTGGTGTTGCTTATGACGGTAACCCTCTATCCAAACTTGCTCAGATCATGCCTGAGATCGACCCTGAACTAGTACAGAAAAGACTCTATGGCTCATCAGTCCGGTAAATCAACAGCTCACTATAGAAAGAACCGTGGGTCTTTACTTATTAAACGCGCATACCAGCGTAAATACAATACAAAGCCTGAAGAAGTAGCTCGACGTGTAGAGCTGCAACGTATTAACAGGCAAAAAGGCACTGACGGTAATGGTGACGGTAAGGATGTTTCTCACAAGAAAGGGGGAGGAACATTTATGGAAAAAGCTTCCAAAAACCGAGCACGTAATCGCAAAAAAGCATGACCCCTTTACTTCCAACTCCTGAACACTACCTTTACAACCTAATAACCATGACATCCTCTGAAGCCAAGCGCCTTTGGAGGCGCAGTATTAAAGAACACTTTGGCTGCACATGCGTTTATTGCGGAGAGACTTATGAACTACATGAACTTACTTTGGACCATGTACATCCTCGTTCTCTTGGTGGCGAAGATGTCAATACGAATGTCGTACCAGCATGTACCAGATGTAATCAGGATAAAGGAAGCAACCATTGGCGCTCCTGGATGAGAGAACGCTTTGGACAAAATCTACTAAGAGAATCACTTATTTCGTCACACATTAATTAATTATGGCTACTCCTAAAAAGAAAAAGACTGGTGAAGGTCTGTTTAAAAAACGCTTTGCAACTCTAAAAGAACACCGTGCTGCTGTGGCTGCACGTAAGGCGCTTAAGGGTGGCAAAAACGTTGGTCCCGTTGCCAATGCTGATGCTTATGGCTCTGCAATCAAACCAAAGGCTAAACCTAAAGCTGCTACTCCAAAAAAATCAACTCCAACACCTACTACCAGTTCAGGTCGTACATCATCTCAAAGTCGGGTAGCTGATCACTCGCGTCCTAACCAAACAGTTAACGGTGCTTCTTTGGGTAGCAGGTTGACTCCTGAAGAGAAAAAGAAAAGAGAGGAAGCTGCTGCAAGTGTTGGCCGACGCCGTACACATCGTGGAGGAACTCGTGCCTCCAATAACAACAGAAATCGACTACGCACTCCCAGCGGACCCAAAGTCGGCACTACCAGGCGCATCAGAAAAGGCAGTAAGTATGTTACTCAGATGTGGGATGGTAAAAAATATGTTACCGGCAATCTAGGTAGCAAAGGAGCTAAAGGCTAACCCTTTTTAATTTACAACTTATCCACATAAGTACATAACTTTACTACGTCCCTTCGGGGACGTTTTTTTATATTTAATGGAACACCAAATACTCAGACAAGTTCTGGGTAGGTTTAAGAGTGTAGATACACAACCTTTTCGTTCGGTTATTCCTAAGGGTGATGAAATTCCAGACACCTTAGATAAAGCCTTAGTTACTAAAACTCCTTTTTTCCGTGACGAAAATGGTGCTACACAGCACCTTGCCTACCAACAACTTAATGATACAGAAGTCGAGCTAGTACAGGAACCGTCTCCAATCCGTTTTAAAGACGACCTTTTTGATCAAAGTGTTTACGATTTTAACGATGGTCAACAAGACGAACTTAAACAAAATCTATTTTCTTATATACAAGAAACTGAAAGCACTAGAAATTTTGGTGCAATTTTAATCGATGGTAACCGTCGTAAACCTAAAGCACGTGGGTCTTTGTCTCAGGTTGAGTCCCCTAAAGACATTAAACTAAATGGTAAAGCTGCTTTAGATAAATCCCAATCTAGTCGTGGTAAAGGGCTTTCATTTGATCCTGCAGCTATCAAATCAGCCTTAGATAAGTTCGGTGCGCCTGAAAGATTTGATGATATTAAAAAGCATGTGTCTAAAGGTATTAAAGACATTCAATCTACCCGTTACTACATCAACAAACGTAATGGCAAAACAGTTACCACTGTTGGTCATATAGGTTCTGTTAAGGGAGGTTATCTTAATACTCCTGAAAATCTGATGCTTGAAAAACCATCTACCAATTTTTCTAGACAACATAAAAATGATCTGCCAGAAGAAATTCTGCGGAAACTTGGTGTCTTTAAATCTTGGGAAGAGTACGTTGCATATTACCTATTTGAAGACCTGCAATTTGACAAGATTCTTACTAAATCTGATCGTAAACGAATTGTCAATGGAGAAGACTTTGAAAAGGTTTTTAGACAACGTGAAGCGATTATTGAACATTCGTTATGACAAACGTCTTAGAGGCGTTACAAAGTGATTTTAAGTTGTTTCTGCAGGCTCTGTGGGGACAGCTAGATCTCCCTGAGCCTACTAAAGCTCAATACGCTATTGCTGACTATTTACAACACGGTCCTAAACGTCTACAGATACAAGCCTTCCGAGGAATTGGTAAATCTTGGATTACTGGTGCGTTCGTGTTGTGGACTCTATTTAAAGATCCAGAAAAGAAGATCATGATTATCTCCGCTTCTAAAGAGCGTGCAGACAACATGTCTATCTTTCTTCAAAAACTAATTATAGAAACACCTTGGTTAAATTACTTACAGCCCAAATCAGACGACTCACGCTGGTCTCGTATCAGCTTCGATGTTCTTTGTTCCCCCCACCAAGCACCTTCAGTCAAGTCTGTCGGGATTACGGGCCAACTAACCGGCTCCCGCGCTGATTTAATGATCCTGGACGACATTGAAGTTCCTGGTAACTCAATGACTGAAATGATGAGGGAAAAACTACTACAACTCTGTACCGAGGCTGAGTCTATCCTTACTCCTAAGGATGACTCTCGCATTATGTACTTAGGGACTCCCCAAACTACATTTACTATTTATAAAAAATTAGCTGAACGTAATTATCGTCCTTTCGTTTGGCCTGCAAGAGTCCCTCGTAAATTAACTAATTACGAAGGTGTTATTGCACCTCAACTACAAGCAGATATTGAAAATGGCGCTCAACCTTGGGAACCTACTGACCCAGACCGATTCCAAGAAGATGATCTTATCGAACGTGAAGCGGCCATGGGTAGGTCGAACTTCATGCTTCAATTTATGCTCGATACGAGCTTATCTGACGCAGAAAAGTTCCCTCTTAAAAACGCAGACCTTATCGTTACTAGCGTTAATCCCTCTACTGCTCCAGACAACATCATCTGGTGCTCAGACCCAAAAAACTGTCTCAAAGAACTCCCAACTATCGGATTACCTGGAGATTATTTCTACTCTCCAATGCAGTTACAAGGAGAATGGGATGTTTACCAAGAAACAATATGTTCGGTTGACCCGTCGGGTAGAGGATCGGATGAAACAGTTGCAGCTTATCTCTCCCAACGAAATGGTCTCATGTACTTGCACGAAATGCGTGCTTACCATGACGGATACACAGACAACACGTTATTGGACATTCTAAAAGGTTGTCGTAAGTATAACGTAAAAACTCTACTTATTGAATCTAACTTTGGTGACGGGATTGTAGCTGAACTGTTTAAAAAACACCTACAACAGACTAAACAAGCTATTCACATAGAAGAAACAAGAGCTAACGTACGCAAAGAAGATCGTATCATTGATACCCTTGAACCTGTACTTAATCAACACCGTTTAGTCGTAGACAAAAAAGTCGTACACTGGGATTATAGCTCTAACCCAGAAACTGCTCCAGAAAAAAGACTCCAATACATGCTCTTCTATCAACTTAGTAGAATGTGTAGAGAAAAAGGTGCAGTACGTCATGATGATCGTATTGATGCCTTAGCTCAAGGTGTCAAATACTTCACTGACATCCTTTCAATCTCAGCTCAACAGGAAATTATTAACCGTAAACGTGAAGAATGGAATGACCTCCTTGAACATTGGGATGATGACTTACATTGCTTCGCTGATCACCTCGTCCTTAACATGAATATGGACCAAAGAAAACAAGCTAGAGGTGCTACAAATAATTCAGTCCCTACTTGGGTTTGAGCGATAGGACCCGTATACAGGGAGAAGGGTGGACTCCCTGTAATTGGAGAGACCTAAAATCTCTCCTTTTTCTAATTTACCTGTTGTGTAAATTCTGTAAAAACCCCCAACTACATAGACAACTTTAATACCTGATATTTATCAATGTTATATAACTGTATTACCGGGTGTGTAATGACTGTATATACTGTTGATCTATATCTATCTCCGTGTATGTACGTACATTAAATACAGTTAATGAAAGTAATTGAATTTGAACTGAATACACCTACCTGTTCCTTTACGTATACACGTACAAGAGAAGGTCCTAACTTTTTTGTTAGTTACTACAAAGGTTCAACCCGTGGTCATAATGACCCTAAAGAATGTTGGCGTACTTTAGGTGTAGCTAAGTTCACTGATTCCGGTAAAGCACTTAAACAATGGTGCCTCGATTGTCATGAACAATATGGTACTGA